AAAGACTGGGCAATCAAATGTTCCAGTATGCAGGACTACGAGGCATCGCAGCACATAAAGGATATGACTTTGCTATTCCTCCTAGTGACTTCAATGACGAGTGGAATGATCATCAATTATTTGAAGCATTCAAACTCATCGGTCTTACAAACATAGAAGAGATTCCCGGACCATATGTGCAGGAAGCACACTTTCATTTTGATCAAAACTTATTTGATAATATGCCTGATGGTCACAATGTATACGGATATCTACAGAGTACAAAATGGTTTGAACATATCGAAGAGGATATAAGAGAAGATTTTGAGTTCAAGAATGATATACACTTACCATGTAAGGAGATGATGAGCACACTGCAAGATCCTATTGCATTGCATGTTCGCAGAGGTGACTATATACAAAACAGTGACAATCATCCACCCTGCCCCAAAGAATATTATGATACTGCATTGTCGAAGTTTGATAACAATCGTACAGTGGTTGTTTTTTCTGATGATCCTGAATGGTGTAGCACTCAGTTCCCTGACGACAGGTTCCTTATATCAGAAGGTGGTGACAATCTTGCAGACTTGTGTATGATGACTATGTGTTCTGATTTTATTATTGCTAATTCATCATTCTCTTGGTGGGGTTCTTTTCTATCACGTAATCCTGATAAGAGAATCATTGCACCTAAGAAGTGGTTTGGTACTGGTTATACTAAGAACCACAATACATCTGACCTATACTGTGATAACTGGGAATTATTATGAAGACAAAAACTACACAAGAAAAACTTAGAGAATCAGAATCACCTCAACTAGGAAAAGATCTTGAAATTGTTGATGATTTAAGCAAAATGGAACTTCCTGATTGCACATATATGATTCCACTGAGAGTTGAAACACCAGACAGATTGAGAAATATAATAACAGTATTGTTGTATTTCATAAAAAATATAAAGGCACCCATTATAGTCAAGGAGTTTGATTCAGAATCAATATATGAGGCGAGTGTTCTACCACAAATATCACAGGTCGCTACAGAAGAAGAACTGAGTCAAATCACACATGTATTTGAAAAGAGTGATGAGTTTGTTTTTCATAGAACTAGATTGATCAATGACATGATCATGATGGCAGACACACCATTCGTATGCAATTATGATTGCGATGTACTTTTACCTTTTCAAACTCATTTTTATGCTTATACTTTTTTAGCAAAGGGATATCGTCCACCAACTGAACCTTTAGATAGTCCACTACAACCAGTAAAGGTTGTATATCCATATGGTTTTGGTATGTTTCAACAACAAGTATTTGCTGACGATAATACAGTGAGTAATTTCATTAATAGTAATTTTAATTTCAAGGCATTTGATGGTAAGTTGAGACCGTATGATGCAAAGTTTGGTTTCTGTCAGTTTTTCAATCGAGAAGAATATATCAGACTTGGAATGGAGAATGAAAATTTTATATCATATGGATACGAGGACGACGAAAGATATCATAGATTCAATATGTGTTCTGATGTTGTTAGAATAAATGATACTATTTTTCACTTAGAACATAAGAGAAGTCAGAACTCTTGGTTTACTAATCCTCATATAGAGGATAATCGTAATGAATGGGAGAAACTAAGATTTTATAATAAAGAAAAACTTGAAGATTATTATAAAAACATTCATTATATGAAGAGGCGATTTGGACAAGAACAAAAGTAAATATAAACTTGCAGGACTCCCTCATGTCTATTGGTTGAACTTAGATTCGTATACTGATAGGCAAAAATATATGCTAGAGCAACTAGAGTATTGGGGTATAGAAAATCACACAAGAGTATCAGGTATTGATGGAAAGGAGGATGATCCATCTTCATATTTGAAAGGAAGAGTTCCAGAAAATATGAATCCCGGTGAGATAGGTTGTGTTCTCACTCATCTCAATGCACTCAAACATTTTGTGGAAGAGACTGATCATGATGAAGTTATGATTATGGAAGATGATGTTGACCTATCCACTGCAAAAAATTGGACATTTACATGGAGAGATGTAAGAAAAAAATTACCTATAAATTTTGACACTTGTCAATTTACTATTATAAATCCTAATGGTATTCAATTAAAATTGCATCATAGATTCATTAATGATTTCTCTGCTGCATGTTATATTATTACTAGACATCATGCTACAAAAGTGCTAAGATGTCATCAGCGTGGTAACTTATGGAAGATAGATCAAAACATTAGACCACGAGCAGTATCAGAAGATCTGATATTAGATAGTGGTAAGGGTTACGCTTTACCTATTCTCAATTACAGACTTGATATGGGTTCTGCTATTCACGAGGAACATATAGATATATTCCACAAGGATAGTAAACAGGGACTTGAAGAGTACTGGAAACAAAATGGTCAAGATATTTTACTTGATCAGATTATGGAATTAGATGAATACGTCGGACGTATTCCACCGTCTGCCTACACACAACAATCATGACAGAACAACCACAAAATACACCATTTCCTCCACTTATCAATACTGAGAAGCAGCATAGCATGGTTTTCAATGATGGTATTGGAGTTATAGAAAATTATGGAAGTAAAGAATGGTGTCAAATATTAATTGATGCTTTTGAAATGTATAATACTCAAAAAGTTAAGAAAAATATATTACATGATAATTTCACTTACACTGCAAATAATGATGGTGACACTCAATTTCACAATGGGCAACTTGGAAGAAAAGATGAGCAATTGTTTCTTGAAGTAGCAGATTCAACATTAGCAGCAAATACAAATGCGATTATAGGTAGTGCTTTTGAACTTTATGCACAGGAATATCAAGGAATAACAAATAGTGCTGACCCTGTATCATCATGGACTTGTAAAGTGCAGAAGACACAAGCAGGGGGAGGGTATCATGTATGGCATTGTGAAGATGGTGCTTTCATATACAGAGATAGAGTATTAACATGGATGATGTATTTGAATGACATTCCAGTAGAGAATGGTGGTGCAACTGATTTCTTACATCAAAAATGTTCTTTCCAACCAAGTGTAGGAACTATGGTTATGTGGCCTGCGACATATACACATATGCATCGTGGATCATTTTTGACAGGTAACATACCGAAATATATTGCTACAGGTTGGTTCTACAGAGAACCCGGAGATGTTACGAACAGAGTTATAGGGCAAGGTCTAGGTAACGTATCATCTTTTCAAAAATTAAACACTTGATAATATTTACCACTAACATAAACGCTTATGATGACATCCCCGATCATTTTTATGATGGGGATGTTAAGTATGTAATGTTTTATGATGAACCAATAGAACAAAAGGGTCCATGGGAATTCATAAAGTTAGATTGTAAGTATGATAATCCGGTACTAAATGCATATCACACGAGATGTATGTCTCATTTGTATTTTGATGAACCTCATATATGGATTGATGGTTGTTATACTATGACGGAAGAGTTTGTAAAAAACTCAAAAGAATTTTTAGAAAAGAATGAAATAACACTGATGAATCATCCCACTAAAAGATCTTTATTGGGAGAAATATTAAAATTATATCGTTATGGTTTTGTACCAGAGGAGAGATTATATAGATTCTGTGAAGACCTTGCTAAGACAGGATTCAAATCATCTTTTTTTAATCATACTATTAACTGTTGTATTTGGAGACACAATACATCAAAGGTAAATGAATGGAATGAGAGATATTGGTATTGGTATGAAGAATATGAATTGTTTCATGGGTGTCAAATTACTAGTGCTATTGCTGAGTGGGAAGTCTATGGTAAAAAATTACCTAGAGTTCCTATGCAAGTTGACCTAAAACAATCTACGAGGGCGAAAACTTATGGAGAGTCTTATTCAATGACCACTATGCCCCATCATATACATGAGGATGGTTTCAAAAAAAGAGTGGCAAGAATTTTAGATTTGGATATAGAAAAAGAAGCACCATTTAATTACACAGATTCAATTGATGTAAACGATCAACTTATTGTATTCACATGTATCACAAATGCATACGATGAATTTCCTGACAGTTACTATGATGATACGGTAAAATATGTTTGTTTTCATGATGGAAGTATTGATACTACAGTTGGACCATGGGAATATGTTGAATTGAATATAGACATAGAGGATCCAAGAGATCAAGCATTCTATGTAAAGACACATCCACATGAGTTTTTTCCAAAAAATTCTCATACAGTTTGGATAAACGCTTCATTCAAACAAACAAAACAGTTCATAGACAACAGTAAAAAATCTTTTCCATTCTCCGTGCTTAGACATGGGGGTGAATTCACTTTCTTAGATGAAGTTCTGGAGGGATTTACATGTGCTTACTTTAAGGAATCGGATATAATTAATTTGTCAAATGATTTGAAAAAAAGTAATTATAACTTTAAGACATATTCAAGTCCTCAGTGCTCGATCCTGTGGAGAAAATTAACGGATGATGTGATAAAATTTAATGAGGAATGGTATAAATGGGGTAGTCGTGGGTATAATCGTGGCAATATTCCTTTTGATGCAGCAATGCAACTGACAAAAATTTATCCAGAATTCTACGATAATAGAGATAAATCTGGAATAGAGATGGGATATATTAATAAAGTTGGAAGAAAAGGAAAACATCCTCAACATGGAGACAAACAACAATATCTTAATCTGGATAAACTTCTAGAAAATCTTCATTCTATCACTGGATTACACTCAAAAATTTATGCTAGGTATAAAGAACACTCTTTTTATATGAAAGTCAATAACATTATCGATAATGCAAGTGAGGAATCTTTTGAAGGGGACGCTGCACTCTGGGGTGAATCATACATCAACCCAAAGATCAAGGAACCTCCATGTAATTATACAGATTCTATAAATGATCAACTCATTGTATTCACATGTATCACAAATGCATATGATGAGTTCCCAGAAGATAGTTTCTATGAAGAAGATGTAAGATATGTTTGTTTTCACGATGGTACTATCGACACAAGCATTGGTCCATGGGAGTACATTCAATTAGACTTAGATATAGAGGATCCAAGAGACTTTGCATATTATGTAAAGGCACACCCACACGAATATTTTCCCAAAGATTCACACACTGTATGGATTGACGCTTGTTTCAAACTAACTAAAGAATTTATAGAGAACAGCAGAAAATCTTTCCCATTTTCTGTACTCAGACATGGGGGAAACTTTACATATATTGATGAGGTATTAGAGGGTTATACATGTGCTTTCTTTACCGAGTCATCAATAATAAATTTGTCTAAAGATTTATCAAAGAATGATTATAATTTTAAAAAGTATTCAAGTCCTCAGTGCACAATTTTATGGAGAAAACTGACAGATGATGTAATAAGATTCAACAAGACATGGTATGACTGGGGTAATCGAGGATATAATCGAGATAATATTCCATTTGATGCAGCGATACAACTTACAGGAGTGACTCCAAAATTTTATGATGATAGAAATCAATCTGGAATAGAGTTAGGATATATTAATAAAATTGGGAGAAAAGGAAAACATCCTCAACATGGAGATAAGAAACAATACCTTCGTCAAGATAAATTTTTGAGTGAACTTTCTTCTGTCACTGGATTACACTCAAAATTTTATGCTAGATATATGGATCACTCTTTTTATATGAAAGTTTACAATATAATATGAACATTCTAACACTCAAGGTTGGAGACAAATATTCTCCCGACTATGTAAACAGACTTTATAAAGGACTCAAGAGAAACTCATCTGTTTCTTTTGATTTTTATTGTTATACAGAAAATTCTGATGGATTGGATGAGAATATTAGTGTAATCGAATTGATAAAGAGAGAGGAAATAAAACAGCATTGGTATAAATTTGACTTCCATGACATGTCATTTTTGATGGGAGAAAAATGTTTCATCATGGATATTGATGTTGTTGTAACTAGTAATGTAGATGATTTAATAAACTTTGATCTACCGAAGGGAAATTTTGGAGCATGTGACAAATGGTGGGGGAACAATAAGTTTAATGGTGGTC